ATGTTTTTTGCTGGGACACCTTGTCCAGTTACAATTAACAATAAGACCTACATCGGAGCTAGGGCGTATCTTTATTACAAGATGTATCCTGAAATTCTCATTCCTAGTTACACAAGCCAAGATTACGACTTTTATTTAGGCATAGGGGAGTATGCTAGAGATGAACAGGAAGATACAAACAGTAGTGGCCCTGGCGGTATCATGCACCTCCGCTCAAGCGGACGTACTGAGTGAGGCTAATAATCTAGGTTACATTGCTGAAGAGATTAGACTTCAGATTGAAGAAGGTTACAGGTTCGCCATTGGTGTTACAGAGGGTATCAACCAAGAAGAGTTTGCCCGAACACATGCTGAGCAAGAATACTACCTTCGTACAGATCAAGTAGTAGCTTTCTCAGATGCTTATAACAATTTGTTACAGGCTGAAACAGCACTCGCAGAAGAGTACTTAGACTATCAGATTGAAGAAGCTTCTATTAACCTTGAGGCGTCTATAAATAGTTTCGTAGATGCCGCTTCAGCTGTAATGATTGTAGTAGAAGTAGCAGATGAAGCTAACAACGCTTCTACAGAAGTTGAGGCTGTTGCGATACGTGACTACATCGCTGAAGAAGGTTTAGGTACAGTCACTGAAGAAATGGCTGCTAACTACAACACTTCTTTGACAGACGTAACGGAATACTCACGAGATATCTCTATTCTGACTTCTGTTAAGAACGATGCTCAAATGGTTAATTACTTGAACTCTGAGTTCGAGAATTACGGAATGAATCCTTATGAGGGTACCCTCACAATTACTGCGAGTTACGATGTTTTGATCGACATGGGGAACTACGGACTAGGAATTGGTGGTTCGAGCTTCTTCGACGGTGAAAAAGAAAATGAAATGTTTGTAGCTATGGGTAGCCCTATCTACGAAGAGATGTTTGGTAGCGAGTAATGCAAGACATTGAGTTAAATGTAGGCGGTACAAAGTTTAAGGGTATCTACTTTGCTATCCTTATTAGTTTTGCCACAACTATTGGTGGTGGTTTGTACGGTGCGTTTGAGTTTATTAACCGTATGTCTGTAGCTGAAGCTGATATTAGTTCAATCAGCGTAGCGCTGGGCGAGTTAAAAGCCGAAGAACGTCTAACTAAGATTGAAAACGATCTTGAAGCAGTTGATATTGACCAACTACAGGGTAAACTAGCCGAATTAGGTACAACCCTGATCAATATCATGGAACAAGTGCGTAAACTTGATACTGTGGAACAAAACAGTCAAAATAGCATTAACACAGTTACCCGTTTGAACGAGCAGATGGTCCAACTTCAGAAAGACATGGAGACTCTTCAGGTCGATATGGATGATGCTTGGACAGCGATGGATGCTATTGCCAACCCGTTAGGAAATTAAGATGTCTAAGAAGAAGCTAACAGAAAATCAACAGAAGTTCTTGGAAGTCCTCTTCGATGAAGCAGGCGGTGATGTCGTGCTTGCTAAGAAGTTGGCTGGTTACAGTGAGAAAACACCTACTCGCTTGATTGTAGAAGCACTCAAGGACGAGATTGCGGAGGCTACACGTACTCACTTCGCACGTTCAGCACCTAAAGCTGTAATGGCTTTGGTTGGCGCATTGAGTGACCCGACAGAGTTGGGCATCCGTGACAAGATGGCTGCAGCAAAAGACTTGCTTGATCGTGCAGGACTTGGTAAAGTAGACAAGATCGACGTTGGCTCTTCTTCTGGTGGGGTCTTCATACTCCCATCCAAAGAAGGTAAGAACGAGTAACAATGAACCGTGAATCTTTGGGGTACTGGCAACTGCCAAAACCTCATAAAGGTGAAGAAAAAGAGTGGCACGTAATAGTTCGTACAGCTAGACAAGTGCCTTTCGGCTACCAAGTACACCCTGATAACAATAAACTACTAGAACCCATCCCTGTTGAACTAGAAGCTTTAGAGCTTGCAAAGCGTCACCTAAAGCAGTATGGTTACAGAGAAGTCGCTATCTGGCTAACCAAGCAGACAGGACGCTACATCTCACACATGGGTTTGAAGAAGAGGGTAGACATTGAGCGACGACGTAAGAAGACAGCTAGAATTAAACGCAAGCTTGCCCAGCGGCTCGAAGAAACGCTTGCGGAAATCAAGAAGCTCGAAGAAGAAAGTATCGGAGCCTACAGAATCATTAGCTCCTCAGAAGAGTGAGCCTGTAGTAGAGCCAGTGTATGCCCAAGTTAAGGCACCAGACCTTGACGTTGAGGCAGCTCAAGAAGTAGTATTCAAGCCTAACCCAGGCCCACAGACAAGCTTCCTTAGTGCATCTGAAAGGGAAGTATTGTACGGCGGAGCAGCAGGCGGTGGCAAATCTTACGCCATGCTTGCTGACCCCCTACACGGTTTAGGTAACTCTAACTTCTCAGGGTTGCTTGTACGTCACACGACTGAAGAGTTGCGTGAACTTATTCAGAAGAGCCAGGAGCTTTACCCTAAAGCTATCCCCGGTATCAAGTGGTCAGAGCGTAAGTCTCAGTGGATCACACCACAGGGCGGCAGACTATGGATGTCGTACCTTGATAAGGACATGGACGTTACACGCTATCAAGGGCAAGCGTTTAACTGGATTGGCTTTGACGAACTTACGCAGTGGCCTACCCCGTATGCTTGGGACTACATGCGTTCACGTCTACGTAGTGCACACAGTTCAGACTTAGGTTTGTACATGCGTGGTACTACTAACCCTGGTGGCGCTGGGCATGGCTGGGTCAAGAAGATGTTCATTGACCCTGCGCCTGCTAATGACCCTTTCTGGGCTACGAACATTGAGACGGGCGACACTATTGCTTTCCCTAAAGGTCATAGCCGTGAAGGAGAGCCGTTGTTTAGACGCAGGTTTATTCCTGCTAGTCTGTTTGACAACCCTTACCTTGCTGATACAGGCGACTATGAAGCCATGCTTCTGTCACTACCTGAGCATCAGCGTAAGCAACTGCTTGAGGGTAACTGGGATATTAATGAAGGGGCAGCGTTCCCTGAGTTTAACCGTAGGATACACGTAGAGGAACCTTTCGAGATTCCGGATTCATGGCCTAAGTTTAGAGCATGTGACTACGGCTACGGTTCTTTTACAGGCGTACTATGGTTTGCTGTATCTCCAAGTGAGCAGCTTGTTGTTTATAGAGAGATGTATTGCTCTAAGGTTACTGCTACAGACTTAGCAGATATGATCTTGGAAGCTGAAGCAAGAGATGGTACTATACGATATGGCGTGTTGGACTCGTCCCTCTGGCATAAAAGAGGCGATACTGGCCCCTCACTAGCAGAGCAGATGAACATGAAGGGTTGTCGCTGGAGACCTTCAGATCGCTCTCGTGGTTCGCGGGTCGCAGGTAAGAACGAGATTCACAGACGCCTGCAGGTGGATGAGCACACTGAAGAGCCTAGGCTTGTGTTTTTCTCCACCTGCACTAACACAATAGCGCAGATACCTATTATCCCGCTAGACAAAAAGAACCCAGAAGATGTCGATACTAATGCTGAAGACCACCTGTATGACGCACTAAGATATGGTATTATGACCCGCCCACGTAGTTCTATCTGGGACTTCAACCCTGCGAAACAAAACTCTGGCTTTCAAATGTCGGACCCTAGCTTTGGATACTGAATAAATGGCAGAAATAGATGATCTTTCCTTCGAGACAGACGAAGTTGTAGCTGCAGAGGGCGAAGATGATTCGCTGTTTGAAAACCCTAGCAGTGTTGTTTCGTTTGTAACAGAGCGATTCAAACGTGCTGAGGATTCACGCCAAGCAGATGAAGAGCGTTGGTTGCGAGCTTATCGTAACTACCGTGGCATCTACGGCCCTGACGTACAGTTTACTTCTACAGAGAAGTCTAAAGTATTTGTAAAAGTTACTAAGACTAAAGCTCTTGCTGCGTATGGCCAGATCGTAGACGTACTGTTCGGCAACAACAAGTTTCCTCTGTCAGTCAATCCTTCTGTACTTCCTGATGGTGTAGCTGAGTCTGTACACATTAACCTAGACCCTAACGCTGAACAGGCAGCAGATCAGCTTCGTGCTACATTCACACAAGAGCCAGGAAAGCCTTACCTTATCGGTCCAGACACTGAGCTTAAGCCAGGGGAGACTATGGCTGATTTGCGTAGTCGTCTTGGGCCTCTGAGTGACAAACTAGATTCTGTATCTGATAAGATCGTTGAGGGTGCAGGTACGGGTCCTACTACAGTCACATTCCATCCTGCTATGGTTGCAGCTAAGAAGATGGAAAAGAAGATTCATGATCAGCTTAATGAGAGCGGTGCATCTAAGCATCTACGCTCTATGGCTTTTGAGATGGCTCTTCTTGGTACAGGCGTTATGAAAGGCCCCTTCGCAACAGACAAGGAGTACCCTAACTGGAATGAAGACGGTGAGTACGAACCCTTAGTTAAAACTGTACCTTCTACTAACCATGTTTCTATCTGGAACTTCTACCCTGACCCTGAAGCTACCTCTATGGATGATGCTGAGTACGTAATTGAGCGTCACAAGATGTCACGTAACCAGCTTCGTGCATTGAAGAATCGTCCTTACTTCATTGAGGATGCCGTTGAGAGTGCTATTGCTTCTGGTGCTGACTATGTGCGCAAGCACTGGGAAATGAAGATGGAAGACGATGATGTCACTGAGTCCAACTCAGAGCGCTGGGAAGTGCTAGAGTTCTGGGGTTTTGTTGACGTAGAGCTTCTTGAAGAACACGGTGTTAAGATTCCTAGAGAGCTTGATGGTCTGTTCGAAGTAAACGCTAATATCTGGACAGTAAACGGTAAGATCATTCGTTGTGTACTCAACCCGTTCAAGCCTGCACGTATTCCTT